GTAAAGAATATCCAGAAACCAATGAAAGTATTCAGATTTTATCAAGATTAGCTGGTGATAATAATCCCGATGCTGGTATACCTAAAGGACAAAACCTTTACAACTTATATGAAAATAGGTCATATAAAGCAACTGTTACTGGATTTGGTAATGCCATGATTCAGCCTACACAGTATTTTCAATTGGAGAATATTCCTATGTTTAATGGAGCATACATTATTCTGACAGTAGAACACAATATCACTGCAAATAAAATGACAACTAGTTTCAGTGGAACCAAGTTGTTGAAATATCCTATGCCGAGAGTATTGAGTCCAGTTGCCTTTATGAACTATGACGGACAATCAATTGGTGATTATACCGCAGCAGCACTTACTTTAGGAACACAGTTAACTAGTATGGAACCAGATAGAGTTGGTAACCGTAAAGATAAGGGTGGGTTAGATGGTGTGTTTGGTGTTGATGTTTCTCACCATAATGGAAATGCTGACTGGAAAAAAGCTAAAGCTGATAGAGTTGAATTTGCATTTATTAAACTCACACAAGGAGATAGTTTTTATAGTGGTTCTGTACCCAATTATGATATCGATAAGCAAATTAATGATGCAATTGATAATAAGGTAGAGGTTGGGTATTATCATTTCGCTGAATGGGGGAACACATCTGACCCTGAAGTTGATGGTGTGACTCAAGCCAACAATTTTATTAGCAGATTAAGTGAAGTGCCGAAATCTAAATTTCCTGCCGTTCTGGATGTCGAAGGTGGTTGGGCTTGGGCTGCTAAACGAGGTGTACCGTATAGGTGGAGTAATAAAACAACGGACCTCAATATAATGATTCAATCATTTATTAACACAATGGCTGATGTGGGATATGAGACAATGATTTATTCTCGTAAAGGATTCATGGAAGAACAGCAAATCACTGGTTTCGGTAAACAAGCGTTATGGTTGCCTCATTGGTTTGATTTACGTGGAAAAAACAACCCAGAAAGAGACGAACCGCCAGTTCCAAAAGATTGGTTTGATTGGGATGTATGGCAATTCAGCGCACAGGGTATTGTTGATGGAATACAACCCGCTCAACAAGAAGGTGCTGAAGGTGTTGATTTAAATGTGATGAGGAAACGTTTTTTTAGGAAATACACTTAAAGCAATTCCTTTTTGAGTTCGTGAAGTCCGATAATGTTGTCGTCAACATTCTTTTTATCATAAACCATTTCCTTGATTTTCTGAATGGCTTTGGTGATATTATCATTGGTGTTGTCTTTTTCGATACCTTCTAAAATCACGAGATTTTCGTTTTTCATGGTTTCGAGAAGACTTTCTTTTTCTTTATCGTTTGATTTAATAAGTATCTTAAGTAAATCAGTATCACTTTCACTAAGGTCACCATATTTCTCATTAAATTTACCGACTGCGATTTCAAGAACGCTTTCATTAATAGGTTCAACATCAACGTTCTCAATTAACGATTTTTTCGGAGTTCTCACATGTTCCAATACTAATACAAGTGCTTCATGCATTTTATCAATATCCTTTTTCAGATGATTCTCATGTGTTTCGTGAATTAACGTATCAATAGCTTGATAAAGATTTACCTTATCATTATTAGGGAGAATGTCTTCTGTTACGAATTGTATTAGTTTTTCACGTTCAGCATCAATTTCTTCAATTGTGAATACTTCAAACAAATCAATTTGCTCATCAATATATTCTTTTGCTAGAACTTCACTTTCAATAATCTTACTTTCAATACTATTGAAAACATTGAATTCCATTTGCAGATATGGTGAATTTTTCACTACATCGAGAAAATTAGTGGTGATTTTCTTCGATTCTTCAATTAAGTTACCGTTGAAGTAGGCATCCTTTAGTTTGGTTGAAACCAATAAATTAACAATTCCTATGTTGAAGTTTTCCATAATGATTAACTCAATTTAAATATAAATACTATAATTACCTATAAACGCTTGACAATAATAATGCACGTTAATTAATCATCCACGTTCAAATCCTCAATATTCTCAATTTCAATATCTTGAATATCTTCATTTTTTTGTGGACTATTAATGCTTTCAGTGCTTTCCAATAGCTTCTCTATCTCATTTACCATGTTTAGTGCTGTTTTATTCAGATTATCATTTTTATTATTGTTTTCCTGAATAATCTCTTTCTGTCTGGTTTTCTTCTTAGTACCTGTTTCTTGTGTACTACCATAAACCAGTTTTTCAACGAGGTTGACATATTCTTCTTCTGTCATTTTACTTTCCATCATTGGGGGAGCAGCACCGCCACCAAGTGGCGCACCACCTAAGTCACCACCTAAGTCACCACCGGGAGCACCCGGAGCACCGCCCATCGGAAGCGCACCCATGTCACCACCCGGCAAACCACCTTCTGGTGGCATTCCACCTTCGGTTTCACCTGTCATAGCAGCCATATCTTCAATTGGTTCACCGAATCTCTTATCAATGTCAACAAATAAGCCAGATTTCTTAATTGTAACCGGAGCATCAGCAAGTTCTTGCATAACAACCTTCTCCATTTTCTGTTGTTTCAGGTCATCAACAATTTCTTTGTCGCTCATATTGAAAATCAGGCGTTTTGCAGTTGTATGTGACATTGCAGCCACACCACCTTCAGCACGTGTTAATTCAGTATAGGTCTGAGCCTTATCTCTTAGCAATTCAGACTTCAATAATTCTTGCTGTGTTGAAGGATTAGTAAGGGTTAACATAAAACCATTTAAATCTTCACCACTATAACCCAATAAATAAAGATGAATCATTGCCATCTTATTGAGTTCTTGAATCATTGCTTGTTGAATACGATTTACTTTCTTTGCAAACCTAATATCGTATTGCGCCATATTTTTTCCACCACCACTTGCGTCTTGGAAACTAAGGAATGGCTTCGGAACACCGAGACCAGTAAATAAATTGTCTCTGAGGTATTCAATATCTTGAATCTGGTCTAAGTTCTGAGCACCGGGAAGTGTCTCGATTCCTGTCTGTGTATTTGCATTTCTTACCGGAAGGAAATAATCTTCATCATTCCCCAGAATATTGAATCTGTAGTCGATTTGACCATCATTTGGAGCAACACTTGCTGTTTTTTTGAACGTAGTCGCAACTTTGTAGATGTATTCTTCAATATCGTCTTCATCAATGTTTCCAACATCGATTTTAAACACTTTTTTCTCACCAGCACGAATAATTCTGTAGGTAAGCATAGCATCTTCTGCCATAACAAGCTGACGGAATACCCTACGGACCTTATTTAAGATTGATGAACCATAAGGTAGGTATTTATCGTCTCCAAGAAGTCTAAAGTGAGCGATTTCAAATACATTGAATTCATCACCAGTCATTCTTTCCTTGAATTTCACCAATGGTTTACCGTTTTGAATTCTTTCGAATCTCTCAATTTCGTAATTCACGAGTTGTTTCACGTGCGTAATACCCTTTTTTCGTTCACCATAGAGTAGAACGAAATTATCACCATATTTACAAACATTTCTCACCCAAAACGGTAGGTTCACATTCACGTTTACAATATCGTAGAAAAATTCCTCTAATAATATCTTAATTCTTTCTTTGTTGGAGAAAATATTGAGCATTTTACCATTTAAACCAATAGTTGTGGCTTCTTCCATGAATAAATCCAATGCGCTACTAATAATTGGATAATATTCCATGCCCTCATAGTCGATATATGCGGGAAGTCTGGCTGCTTCATATTGTAGTGCTTTCTGGAACCCCCTATCGGTAGTACGGAAGAATTTATTTTGAAGTTCACGCTTCTGTTCAATCTCCAAACCTTTTTGATGAACTTCTTCAGGAGTCCTACCCCTAATAACAATTTTTGATTTTTCTGGTGTTGCTACAGGCGCAACAGATGTTGAATCTTGCATCCCAAACCCACCAATATTTAACATGGCACTGAGTTCTTGGTATATTGTGCCTTTTTTCTTTTCTTCGCCAGCCATTATTATAATTTTTTATAGTTTTTTATAAATACTCTGAAATTTTGAAAAAGTCAGTTATTTATAAATACATTCTATCTTTTGTTTTTATCTTTAATGCCTTGAAATAACCAAGCATTTGCACCAAGGGGGTTCAGAGGGTCTGCGCCATCTGCCGTAAACATCGGTTTATTCTTTAATTTTTTCTTTTCACCAATTTCTTTCATGTCATTTATGGTAAGGATTGATTTAAGCATTTTTTCGGTAATCCCCTTATTTTGCTTAAACTTAGCCATATCGAAATTCAAAACATAAAGCCCAATCGCCAATCCCATTATACTGTCATCATGGAAGGTTCGTTTATGGTCAGCAACACGGTTTCCAGCTACCGTAACGAACGTTTTTAACTCATTGAGTAATCTTACCGACCTAATAACGACATCCTCTAAATGGATAGCTCTCTGCATCTCAAGAACAACTGACGGACGGTTATTTCCAATAAAGAAACCCGGTATCAAATCAATATTCGATACCTTACCATCAGGCATGACTTTTACCCCCATCTTAATATATCCATTTAATCGGTCTCGTGTTGGTTTGTGTCCTACTTCAGCATAATGGACATTCTCATAACCCATTTCAAGTAATTTTTCAACAGTATGTACACCATGACCACCAGTGATATCAACAACACAATATGCGTCATTATATCGTTTACCGTATTGGTATGCTATTTCAGCAAGTTGTTGTGGACTTATTTTACCATAGTATTCCGCAACTTGCTCAACTTTATGTCGTTTTATTTTAATTTTTTTCGATTTACCGTTCTTCGTAATAACCTTTTCCTCAATAATTTCAATTGTTTTGAGCATATTGAGTGTAGAGTTATCCTCTCCGTGTCCCGGTGAAGCATCGAGTGCCATAATATAGGTTTCACCCGGTTTAGCTTCCTCAAAAATCCACATGTTACCATCAAGATATTCTTGCGTAAATTCGGTTTGAATTTCATTCTCTTCAATTCGTTTAAGATATACTTCGGCAATAAAGTTATCACCAGAACCTAGAAATGAACAAAGTAATTCCTGTGCGATTTTACGCATATCACCATTGGCATTACGGACTTGTTCTTCAAACCACGGAGAACTAGCAGTCCAACCATCTTCCATCAACTGGATTCGTTGTTCATTTGACCTACCATTGTCTTCTAACCTAATTTCATTAGTTTTATCCTTATTCTTCAACCAAACCAAATCTTCATTATATCTTGGGTCATTAAACCACCAGAGTTCAACAGCGTGAAAATTGTTTTTAGGTTTCCCATTTTCATCCCTTTCCCTTGCACCTTGGAATGTCTTGTAGAATACAGCATCAAGTCCAGAAGGTGTACTTACCATAATTGCACGACCACCAGTTTGTAGTGTTGGCAGTGCTGAAGTCCAGAACTTATCACCTTTCTCTGCCCACGCAGTTTCATCCCAGAACAACAGGGTTGGTGTCATACCACGCAAAGTCTTAGATGCGAATGCACCAAGTCTTGATTTGTTATCGTAAATCTTGAGTTTCTGAGTATCTTTGAGATTCTCATCAGTATTCCTACCAGTTTTTGGTCTAAGCCATGAAGGACAACCTTCAATAAATTCAACAACATCACTCATTAACTCACCAGTAGCAGTTTCCAGTTTATCGGCAACAATAGCTGCTTGACGGTTTTTATTGAACATGACGTACCAAGCAATATATGCGCAGGTGGTTGTACTGATACCTGCCTGACGATATTTGTTGGCAACGACAAACTTATGTTTTAGGAATGCCCTAATTAGGTCTTTCTGGAAATCAAATAATTTGAAAGGTACAATGAGACCATCAGTACCCTGAGTCTGGTCAAAAATTGTCAAGTAGGTTTCAATGAAATAGATAGGGTCTCCTGCACAACGAACGAACTCGTCTTCTTGTTCTGTAAACGTTAGTTCACAGGCTTTTTTTGCAACACCGTCTTTAGTGATAACAACGGCTTCAATGCTCCCTGTTTTTCTTAATTTTTTCGCTAATTTTCTGGCTTCTTCTTTTTGTTGTTCCAATTGAGCATCAAACGGAATAACTGGCACGTGTTCTGGAAAATTCTCATCGGATTTTTTCGATTTTTTCGGTTTCCTTTCCAAATCACTATTTAAATCAAGGTTAAGATTCATTATAAAATGTTTATAATAAATACTATCGACCTGAAAACAGCAAAGCACGGTACATATCTGGACGCACCGTGCTTCGATTTCCTTCGCCCAAATGGAGCGATGAACACTTATATAAATACTAGAACATTATCGAAGAAGTCTCAACAAATTCGTTGTTTTTTAAAATAATTTTCCTAGAACTCAATAAATCCTTAACCTTTGTCAACGACATACCGTAGTGAAACACCAATAATGGCACGTCATCGTCATCGGTTTCAAACATCTTCTCATAATCACTAAAACTACCATCAGGTTCTTGTTCCAGTTCATATGCGAGTGCGTGAATCGTATGATAACCATGCATATATTCTCTATCAACGGCTTCATGTAAACAGAAGAAGTTGAGTGAACTTGTTTTTAAATTAAAAATAGCATTAATGAAATCAGGTTCAGGTGGGTCTGCATTATCACAAGCAGGACTAATGTCCCATCTCCAAGCCAACACATCAATATTGGTAGGGTCTAACGAGAAAATGAATTCATAAAGTCCTTCATCTTTCGCATTATACCCAATCTTTAGAATATATATCAGTTTTAGTTTATCTTCATCCATAACATGATTTTATCATAAATACTGAGAACCGGGAAATGATAAAGTATAGAAGCCTCTTAATTCTTACTAAATTGTAAGCCACTTTCATTTTTAATTGCTGACAGTATGATATTCAATGAAAAGTCATATGCAGAAAGACTTTTCCTTTCCTTGTACTTGAAATATTGAAGTAGTAATTGGGAAACAAATGAAATACCTAACATAACCAATGCAATAGTTGGATTTATGAATAATGACAATACTGCAAGAATAAGGAATGTTGTTCTTAGATTGAGTGAGAGTCGCTTCCAACTCAGAACAATGTTCAGAATATCATCACTATATAATGTGAAGACCCTCCGGTATTCAAACCAGTTCACTTCCGAATTATCTTCTTTGGTTCCCTGAACCTCTGCGAAGATTTCGAGTTCACGTTGCTTAGAGCCACCAACGTAGCTCCTTTTGAATTTCAAATTATTAAATTTTCTATGTATCATAGTTCTTATACGACAAAGGTAAAAAAATGTTACAAAAAAACCCGAATTTCTTCGGGTTTTTTCAAATCTATTATTATGATTGTGTATTAAACACCACCCAATTGGGTCTTACCTTGTGTACCACCGTGTCTGAATTTACTAGGAATTGCAGCAGCTTTACTCGCTTCTGGTTCATAACGAACAGTTTCAAAATCACCACCAAGTCTTAGGGTTCCTCCGTTACCATCAACAAATTGTTGTAGGATTTCGTATTTTAGTTCAGGTGGAGTAGTCTTTGCTGCTCTACCAATCGCACCCATTTGTGGATTAATTAAAATGTTTTGGAATGCCTGTTTGAATAATTTTTCAATACCAGCAGCATCTTGTGGGTTAAGTTTTGCAAACCTCTCAGGAACGCTGAAACCCATAATTTCATTTACTGCTTGTGATTCGAAGAGTTCGAATTGCTTATCAATAGTTCTGTCAAGTTTTTGTAAAGTTGCTGATTTTTTAGTTTCAGTTAAAACAGGTTTTTTCAAACCAGCTTTTTCTTCAAGTCTGTTGCGAATATATTTTCTGAGTTTCGCTTCGCTTTCATTCATTGTAACGCTAACACTGTCTTTAGTTACTTCAACAGTTGTTATTTCAGCACCTTCGGGTTTTACAACACCACCACCCATTGATTCAAAACCTGAAATCATATTCATTTCTGGCTCTTCGTGTTTTGTTAAGTCTAATACGTTGTCTTCAGCAGGAGCTTCTTCAGCATCAACATCAAGATTCTCGATATCGATGTCTTCACCTTCTTTTTCATCGTTTTCCTTCATTTCGACCTGTGGTACGTTATCAGAACTCAACTTCTTACCAGCTTTTTCGCTAACCTTGATATTAACTTCTTCTTCCATTGCTGGAGGCATAACCTCAGTACTGTCAACCGGAATACCGTCTTCAGCAAGACCTAAACCACCAATACCCCCTTGGGTCTGTGAAGCACCAACTTCTTGGCTAATTGCTGTCATAATTCTTTTCAAATCAACTTTCTCTTTACCTGCTTTAACTAATCTATTATTTAATGCAGTGATTTGTTTGCCGAGATTAGCTGCAACGCCTTCAAGTTTCTTTACTTCGGCAGGTACAACAGCACTGTGTGCTGCTTTTTTTACGTCTCCAACATAACCACTTACAGCATCTTTTGCTTGGGTTGCTTTATCACCAATAGCTGTGCCAATTTGGGTTGCTTTATCACCAATAGCTGTGCCAACCTTTTGTACTCCTTGTTTAACATCACCAGCAACTTTACCAGCAGCACCTTTCATCATTCTACCCAAATTACCGAATAATTCGTTGATTTGTGCATCTTTATCTTCAGCACTGGTTTCGTTCATTTCCATTGAAAACGGTTCAACCTGATTTGCATATTCATCGTGTCCGTATTCGCCTTTTAGTTTTGCAAGAATTTCAGGTGTGATGAATAAAGCCACTGCTTTAAAGTCACCATCATTCTGACCTTCATCATGTGCGTTTGCGTAACCGCTAACCATATTAGTCATTTCTTCTTCACCACATTCCTTAACTGAATCGACATTATAACCACGTGATTCTGCGTATTGAGCAAATCCACCACATTCTGCACATTGTTGTTCTGCAACCTCTTCTTCTGGTTCTGAAACCATAATTTCGTCACTGGTTTCAGTATCCTCAACATTTTGTCCCAAATCTTCAATATCTTCAGGTGGGACAACCTTTGTAATTTTTTCAGCCATTGCTTTTCTGTCTTCGATATCAATATCAGGAAACTTATCTTTAAACGCTGAAAGGAATGTATTCACATATGATTTAACTTGAGAATCAGTTAATTCTGTTTTTCTCAATTGATTAGTTATTTTACCAAGACTTTTTTCAATTTCTCTTTCGATTTCAGTTTCTGGGTCTTCAACAGCAACTGCTTCTTCATCACCACCTAATTCCGCATCACCAGCTAGTGGGTCAGCACCCATATCATCCACTGGCATTTCACCACCCATATCACCACCAGCTAGTGGGTCAGCACCCATATCATCCACTGGCATTTCTTCAGCAGGGGCATCCATCGCATCAATTCCGGCATCCATTTCAGCATCCGGTGCTGGCATAGCTGGTTCAGCAGGTACTTCAGCAGCAGCAGTTGCAGCGTCTAAATCACCCAACTTATTTGAAGCCATTTCGATTTCCTGTTCAGCTTTACCCTCAATCAACATTCCTTTCTTACCAACACTTTTCATTGGCTTGATTTCAAGACCCTCATTGATGGTTTTAAGCATCATGTTCCTGTTTTTTCTGGCTTCAGCTAATTTAGTATATTCGAAATCAGTGACATTTCCTAATCCACCAATATATACGAAATCCGCAACGGTTTGATTTTCATTAAGACCACCTTTTTTGATGTAGTATTTATGCTGCTCTTTAATGATACCATAAGCAACGCCATTCGCTGCTTTTTCAATATCAATTAAAGTACCCAGATTACGAGTCTGTGATTCATTTACTGAAGTTCCCTTTACGTCAGCCAATTTCTTCATTCTGGCGTAATACGATTCTTGTGATGTATATTTCTTATTCATTTGAATATTTTTTATGTGCTAATTATTAGTTACATTTTTTTATAAATACTTAATTAAGAACAAAAAAATGCAGTTCTTATATTATTTCCTTTTTTTCATTCATAACACCGTATTTAATAAGCATCTCATTTACTTTAGGTGTGATTAAATTTTTTCTCGAATAATTGTCAATAACAGATTGGTTTGCACCATCAATCGAAACACTTTCATTAAGGTTTTTTCGATTCGAGTGTAAATCGGCAACAATATCATAGAACACCTTTTCGGCTTTCTTACTTTCAATGAAAGTTTCCAATTGTTTAGTTGTTACAATAATTCTTCTCATATGTCAGAATTTAATACTTCGTTAATACCTAATTCGTTTAGACTTAATTCTTGTGTGAGATAATCGTTCTTTATCTTCACCAGTCTTTCAAGATATCCGGTATTTCTTAAAACCTTAAATGCAATATTTTCTGATGAAAACTCACCACTTTTATCAAGTCCACTTTGTCTTAATTTTTTTATTTTATTTTTGAGTGCCTCATGTTTTCTCAGAAAATCGTCTTCACTCTTATTACCCTCCAAATCTTCGATTGCATTCATTAAGTCTGCCGATTTCAACTGCACATTAGCTGTATCAATATTAATTATCTTTTTCGTTGGCTTTTTAATCCACTCATCTTTAGCCAGTGAATATGTGCCAGAAGAATGATGGGGTTCAGCACTGTCTTGAAAATACATTTCAACATCATGTCCCTTTACTTGAATCGGTAATCTTTCTGTCCAAAGTGCCTTTTTTAATTTAAAATAATCACCCACGAATTCCTTGTTTTCCGAAATCTGATTGAAATCCAATATAACATGAACATCCATATCGGAATTTTCGTTGTAATTAAAATTGGCAATACTACCAGTTAATATAACGTCTTTATATTTAAGGTCTTCAGCACCACAGAACTCAATAAACCTTTTGGCATTTAACAATAAGGCTTTCCTGATATCGGGTTTGATTTTATCATCAGATTCCCAGACAATAGGATTCAATGTGTCATGCATTTGTATTGACGACACATCTACAACATCAGGTTCAATAACTTCTTTCAGAGTATCTGAAATATTATTTCTTCTCCAATATTTACCTGACCAAAAACGTGGATTTTTTTTTACCTCGTCCATACCAAATTCCACTGAATATTAAATTATTTACCTACTTTTGCAATTGCTGCAACAGGAATTTTAGGTTTCGCTTCGTCTAATTCCTTTTTTTCTTCCTTTTTACCCTCTTCTTCACCTTCTTCTTCACCCTTTTCGAATTCAGGACTTTCTTTCTTCTCATGCTCCTTACCTTCTTCGTCTTTTTCGTCTTCCTTTTCACCCTTTTTCTTGTCGAAATTCCATTCTTGGAGATTTTCAGGGTCAAGTTCACCAGTTTCAATATCAACTACTTCTGAGTCTTCAGCAGGAGCTTCTTCAGCTTCCCCATGAAGCATAGCGTAGAGTTCATCAACCTTTGCCGTTAATTCCGCAAGTTTTTCTTCTGGAGATTTTTCCTCAACTGGTTCTTCAGCAGGTACTTCAGCACCCATCTCAGCACCCATCTCAGGAGAAACTTCCATATCATCCGAGGTTTCAATTTCTTCAAAACCTTCGTTTAATTTGGGTTTAAATGTTTTGTCGAGTCTACCCATGACTTCAAATAACCTTTGTCTATTATCCTTTTTCATATTTTTGGTTTTTTAATAAATACTTTCGTTTAATTTAATCATTTTTTATAAATACTTAATGATACAGCAGAAATGTCCTTTGAACATCTTTTCTTTGAGCAGCGACATCTCCTTGACCTTTTGGTAATACAATTACATTCCATTTTTTCTCACCACCAACAGGTATTTTGAGCATGTCATCGTACATAATTAAAGTATTGATATCGACATTAAATTTATCGGCAATTCGTTGTTTAAGTACATCCAGACTTTCTGCACTGGTAGGAATTAATTTTCCTTTATCATCAACCCTTAAATGTGCCCTATCTTTGAGAAACAGGTCTTTAAATAATTCAGGTGGTACTATTTCTGATGTCTTTGCCTGTGACAAATCAACCTTTTTTCTCTCTTTTTCGGCAGCATCAACGGAAAAATTTAATGTTACGTTAGGGTCATTGAGATTATAAACGTCACCCATTTTTGTATGGGCATATGATTCAAATTTATATCCTTTTCCCTGTAATTGTTTTGTTATGTTTGTAGCAATTTCGAAATATTTTTTTGAAAAAAAATCACCAGCATCATTCCATCTGAAAAGCACTTTCTTTCCCTTATTCTTCCAAATGAGCGTTTCAATTTCGTGTTTCAATAGTTTTTCGAATAATTCTGGGTCATTAAGTAATAGGTTTAGAATTCTGGTTTGTTTACCAAAAATGTTGGGGAGCAAAACATATCTACCACGTCTTGCGTAACAGACTTTAGCACATGTGCCAGCACCGGGGCACGTATTTACAATATAAAACTTTTCATGTTCCATATCATATACAATCCCACGCAATGCAGGAATTCCCACATTAAACGTAATAGAATTATCCGCATCAGATTTCTCCATTTTAGCGTTTTGGCTATATATCTGTGCTGGCATTTTTGTGATGTTCTGTATAAATGCCTGAACGTCAATATCTCCCTTCTCATCAAAAGGAATCGCTTTATTGTGAACCAATAATTGTGATTTGGTTCTTTTATCGGACGATAATTTCTGATTATCAACTACTTTATTAAGATATTCTTTCAATGCTTCATCATTGATACATTCCTTAGAAACATCACTAAACTCACCACTCCAATCAATCTCATTAATAGGCATTCCCGCAACCCTGTTCATCATTTCGATAAGTCGCTGTCCACCATATTTTACCATTTGATTTAATTTTTCTATAAATACAGAATTATTAATTAAAGTCTTAGAGTATTTATGATAAATTCCTGTACGAAATGAATTTAGAATGCTTAAACGACATAATCACCAGTAACTTGGCAATACACATTGACCTAACAGACCTGAACTCTTGGGACTTGAATACTGGACTAACATCATTCAGTCTAACTAAATGGTCTGGTGCTGTAACCGATAACATCAATTTGATTGATTTTGGTTTAACCGCTTTTGATAATGGTAGAACTGATATTATGTGGAGTGGTATCACCTTAACACCACAAGATAACCTGTTTTCAATGTATAGGGTTGGATATAATAACGTTTCAAATCCGACAACTGGTGAGACAAGTGGGGTTACTGTTACAACCGAATTCCTACCTATAACTGGAATAACTTCGGGTTCAAGTGGAAATTATTTTGATTTAAACGGTGGGTATCTACAAGGATTTTTCAAGTTAGAAGATTTTAATTACGAGTTGTTACCAGCAAGATATAATGAAGGTATCACAATTGAAACCATAATGTATCTTTATCCAGATTCACAAGGCATTTTCTACATGATGGGTGCTCGTGCCGAAGACAAATACAATCCTTACTTTAGTGGTGAAACCACAACTGGAAGCACAATAAGTGGTGTTATAACAAGCTATAATAATTTTCTTGATGCGCTTGAACCTTATGAAGCGGTTAGACCTGCTTTCACATCACCAGAAAGTAATATGTATGAGACAAAATACAGTGAAGCACCACCACTTGATAACATAAAGAATAACGCTATCGCATTCGAACTAACACAAGATAATAAGTTGGCATATAAATATGTTAATAACGATGGCGTTGTTGTAACCAATACATCACCTACAGCAATTTATCCAACCACTGGTTGGACTATTATTGCAATGGTTTTTACCCCTGATGAAGTGCTTGACCCAGAACTGCTTGACTGTGCAGACCAACGATTAGGTAAATTAATATTCTACGTTAATGGACGTGCAGTCTGGACAATCAAAAAATTTCCAGAGTTTTATTTCCACGGATTTGCAAATGAAAAAGAAAAACAATTAGGTGTACCATATTCAATTAGTTGGGGTGGTGGTAGTTTTGGTTTGGCAGAGTCTTGGCACTACGATTATCAGACCTATATATTATATGGTGGTCAAGACACAGCGTATATTAATTCAAATTTCTTTGTCGAAGCAGACCCAATCCCAACAGATTGTTATACACCACCAACTGGAACTACTGGTACAACAGGTGGTACATATTTGGCTGGTTTGTCGTTAAGCGCAGACAGTACAACATTTAAATATGCAGATATCTGTGACCCAGACACTCTATTACCAATTACTGTAATGCGTATCGAATATACTGGTGGGACAGGCACAACATATTTTGTGAAATTCAACCAACCTATTTCAGTTTTATCAAATAGAGATTATGTTGCTGAATTATCTGTATATGTTGATGGAATATTTGATTCGGCAGCCGATAATAAAATCAGTATATTAGCGTATAGTGATGATGTTGATATTGATGTCGTTAGTGATATCGAATATGTGTTTCCTGTAACAACAGCATATTTTCAGACATTGATGGCTGATGGATTACACCCATTCCCAGATGGACAAGAATATGAATGGGTTGTTGATGGTATTATGTATTATGGAGTATCAGGACTTCAAGTGACATCAGAAAACGCATTAATTGTTGGATATGGACAAACACCAGAATCTGTTTTAAATTATTATTCAAGTGGTGATAATACTTGGTTACCAGTAAAAAATGTTTTCAGAACACCTGATAACACAGGACAAAATTTTGTAACTATTGGGATATTAATTGAAAGTAGTGCAGAACTTCTCACAAGTGGTACGATGTTCATTAAAGATTTCACATATACTGCTGCCGATATTCTGGTACAAGACGAAAGAAAGTTTGACCTGACGATTGAACAAAACTTTGATTCGAGTTTCATAGGTGGTATTCAGAAACTCAGGGTTTATGACAGAGCATTTACTTCACCAGAAATCCTTCACAACGCATTAATAGAAGTCGAATCCGACCCAAATAAAAACATATTAATAAGTAAGGGTGGAAGAATAATTTATCGTTAATATGAGTAGATTATCTGAGATTTTCGAAGGTTGGAAGAATTTCACATTCCCGAATCCATCAATTGAAAAAGAAGCGAAAAGACGTATAGAAATTTGTGTGGGGTGTTCCGATTTAAATCAAAGAAATTTTTGTGATAAGTGTGGTTGCTATATGCCAGCAAAAGTTAGGAGTCCGAAATCAAATTGTAAATTAAGAAAGTGGTGAGACTTCTCTGAATTTTTCAGTGTGTTTAATAGTTTCATCAGACCATTTCGACTTATCACTACAAGTAATAAGATATGTATTCTCCAATGCTCTTCCTTTAACCTCCGCAGAATCGATACAGATTTTCGTAGTGTTCTCAAGAATCCTGATTTTATCATTGGCTTCAATTACTATCCTACCGTTTAAGCATGTCATACACCCAATATAGAAACGTTGCTTTAAATCAAAAACAGCGTCTTTGGGAATGTAAAAAAACACCATACTTTCATCTGGATTATCGAGATTTTTTACTATTTTGTGTTTGATTGTATCGTCATCATCACAATTATCCCAATCGGTGAAGAAACGAATAATAATACCATCATCTACTTCATGAACATCTGGGAGTCCGTCAAGTAATTCAGATGTTCTTTTAGTGAGTAAGTGGTCAATTTTATTTAATAATATTTTCTTTTCATCTGTCATCTTAGCAATATGGTGTATTATGAACGTTATCCTTTAATTCATCGGTTCTAAGTTCCAGTGTTTCGTTTTCAATAAAATTTTGTGTATATTCTCGAATAAATAATGTTTGAATTTTTGGTGGTGCATTCTCAAATGCTTTGAAATCAATTTCATCACCATCAATAGTGTGTATGTTAACATAAATGTCACCCCAATCAAATCCATCAAACCACGATTCACCACTTGGTTCAATTGCATCTGCCATTGTACCACCCCAACTTCCAGCATCATACCATCCACCGACACTAATATCAATTTTATCTGCATCAAAATGCAATTCAAACTGAATTGGTTCTTTATTCACATCATAGATATATTCCATTTTAAGGTAATACACAAGAGTAACCCTATCAGCGTCTTCTTTATTGAATTCATCCCAATTACCAGTGATGTGAGAATCCTCAATTTGTAAGATTTTTACTTTATCACTTTTCCCTAAAAGCGAATCACAGATAAATTGTTTTTGTAGGTCTTCGTTTTGTAATAAATCCGTGACTTCTTGTTCCTTAAGAAACTCATCATTACCTAAAAAATCAAAATTGTTAATTTCTTCGTTAATAATTTTGACAA